AGGTTGTTTTGCTACCAGCAGAAGCCGCACTAAATGATGGTGTAGGACGGTTGCCTGAGTATGTAGGAGCGTTAGCTAGACCAACCTCCAACCAGCCTGCGTGAGATGCTTGTGTATCAGCCACGTTAGCAGAACCCACACCCTTTAAGCCCATCACAACTGCGCCGCCAGCGGTGTTACCCAGCGTGGTGTCCAGTGTAAAGTTCTTGCCTACAGTCGTGACCAAGTTCTCAATGTCATCAGCCCACTTAACAAAACCGTCTACGCTATAGCAAACGGCGGTATAGTGGCCTTGGATCGTCATTTGATCTTCAGGCATTGTGTTGTATTTAGTAGTTGCTTGCACCATGTCGGTGGCTGCCATTTTTTCAATAGTCATGGTGACTCCTTAGTTAGAAGAACGAATCAATGCTGCCGTTGCTGTGTTTGCAGGCATTGTGATGGTGAAATTGGTTGAAGTTTTGTCAGACCCAAAGTCCAACACAGCAATGGATTTGTTGCCCTGCGTGACGTTGTAGATCAACGCACAACGAGCCGTAACCGATGCGTTAAACACCACATCAGCAAAGTCTACAAAAGCTGTATAACCAGACGAGCTAATGGTTACGCCAGTCAGCGTTACGCCGCCCGCAACATATCCACCACCGGTGACTTCACCAGATGTAGTGTAAACGGTGGTTGCTTCGTTTAAATCAGCACTGGCCGTATACAGAGCAATCTTTAGTGTATTGGTCGCTAAGTTATGAACGCCTGTATATAGCTCTGTCTTGAAGCTGGTCGTTTGGGTTTGGAGAATGTTACTCATGAAACGGCCACCCTAAGTTGGCCATCACGATACGCGTCAGCGCGTTGTTTACCGTCACCCAAGTTCTTGAGGAGTGCAATAGCTTGAACGTACCGTTCTTGGTACAGCTTGTACATACCATCTTCCGGTGCGCTCTTCATGTAGGTTTCTGCCTCAGACAGAGTGCCGTACAACAACGCAGAGTCAAATTTATCACCCAGCCATGTAGTCAAGGCAGTAACAATAGACTCTGGATAGTAATAGTAGTGCAGTTCTGCGTAGTAGTTGGCATTAGGTGTCGGGCCAAGAATGAACGATAACTCATTGACGTTGGCAGACTGAGGGCCAAAGATGGCGTAATGCTTAGGCTCCGATTGCTCTGCGCTCAAGGGATATGCCTCACGGATGAAGTTCACATCTTTATTGAGCAGATACAGATAGTCGCCTTGGAAAACTACCGCACCGTTGACTGTACCGTTGTTTGCCACAGTTAGAGTTACAGTCGTTCCATTGATGCTACGCACAATTGCGTTAGTTCCAATGTTTGAGCCTGTAACCTGCTGGCCTGCTGCGATACCAGTAGCACTTGCTACAACAATAGTCTTTGCACCAGCGGCTCCCGTAGCAGTGGTTGCGTTGTATGCGTAGACAGCTAGGCTGTATGTTGAGAGAAAATCTTCTGGACAGGCTAAGTACTTATTGCCAGTAGACAATACACCCGTGACGTTCTTACGCAAGTTGGCAATCTGCACCGTGTTATAGATGCGTTGCTCCGCCTGCTTGATCATTGTATTGATCGTAGTCGTGTCAAACGTGTTCTGCGTGTAATCCTGTACCGCAGCCACGAGTTGGGCGTATGTCATTGGCATCGTTTAAACCTTAAGCCATTGGGCCTCGTGACATAACACCTTTGGTAGCCGCACCTGCACCGCGCATCTTAATGCCGGTAGTCTTAGCTGCTGGCTGTGCACGACGATAAACGTTACCTACAGCCATATTAACTGTGCCGGCATCGCTGTGGTCAGGGCCAGATCCGGGATTGTCAGAAGCTTTAACTTCCTTGCCAGACATAGTGTGTGGTTTAGCATAGACCTTGGCATCGCCAACTTCTTTGCCCATCATCATTTTGCTGTATGTAGCCATGATTAACCTCGTTTCTGATTGGCAATCTTTGCCAAGTTACGACCCATTGCTTTCATATCGGCATTGGTTTTACCCTTACCTTTACCTTTGCCGCCCATCATTTCTTTCTGGGAAGGGCCGCTGGTAGGGAAAACTTGAACATCAGTCTTACCTTTTTTAGCGACTCCGTCGGCTGATTTTGTATATGCCATGTTTAAACTCCTTAAGATATCGTTACTGTACCAACAAATGTCGTTGCCACCAAGTAGTTTGGTGTTAATCCTGCATCATTTAAACTAGCCCCGCCTACAGGCTGCCAGCCCCACTGAATATCCCGTGAACCACCAGATGGGTTGCCATTAAAATTTATACCAGAAGTGACATACGTTGTGTCTTTACGTGGGTTACGCAAAGCCTGTGGATCATCTACAGGGAATGTACCCAACATTAACTGCGGTTGATCAGGATCCCAGCACTCAGGGCAAACTAGCAATTGATACAAACGCTGCTTAATAACCTCAGTCTTAAGCTTTTTGAGTTTGTATTGCTGCCCACAACGATCACATTCAGCAATCGCTATCTTGCCGGATGCAAATCTATTCCCCATTACGTACCACTTCCAATGTAGTTAGGGCGTGGAACAAACCTTACCGCAGCTTTCTCACGGTCTTCACCGGCTGCAATCTCAAAGGTTTCATCGTAAATCTGTTTGAGCATCTGAATGCGAGGCATCAGGTCAGGTGTCTTAATTGCAATGTGATAAGCCAAGCCAGCTACCAAGCATGGCAGGAAACGGAAGTTCATATCCGATGTCTCCATACCAGCGCCCGCATCCTGCACTCGCCTCAAGCGCCAGTACACAAATTGATAAGGGGTGCTGTTATCAGGTGTAGGCCACACAGTAACGGCTGGTAGCTGCGGGACGAAGACTGCTGTGCCATCTGCTTGAGCAGCCGCTGTCGTATTGTTCTGACCACGGTACACACCACCTAGGGTATTCCCTGAGATGTAGGTGTAGTAGATGTCTTCACTGTTTAAACGGATAAAACCTGCACCGGCTAACCCAACCACCGAGTTAAGCGTGATCGTGGTGTCCGTGGAGGTGATGGCTCCATCCAAGACCGCAGTCGTTGGGTTAGTCTGCCCAGAAAGGCGCTGAATCCAAACTTGGATTGGTCTTGCTTGGCTGAGTTTGTTTGGAATGGTTGCATACGTAGAAACACTAATGCGTGTGATTGTTAAGTCAGCCTGCGTAGAGGAAGTGTTCTGCCCTGTACGGATAACATGCTCAAGCAAGTCAATCGTATCTGTGGGCAGGGCGTATGTAGCCAGACCCGGAGTCAAGTTAATAACACCTTGCTCCATAGTCCACATATTGATGCCTCTGTTCTGCCACTCAATGGTCATCAAATTCATTGATCTACGTGCTGTACGCAGATCGTAGCCTGAACGCATTTCCCGTCCAGCCCTCTCCCACGCTTCCTCGGCAATCTCCGTGAAGTCCATATTGAAGAGGGTTGAGCCGGTAGTGGTCATTTTTTAGCAGTCTTTGCAGATTGAACAAAAGCGTCGGCAGTAGGCGCACCCTTCTGACCGGGCTTGCGCATCTTTTCTTTTGAACCAGCGGCTATCCGCTTGCGTTTGGCGTTAATGTTGGCATATAGGCCAACAGCACCGCCTTCAGCGTACTGCGTGAAGTCGGTGTCATCACGACGAGCTTTACGCTTGCCGCTTGGCATTTTGCTAGGGGAAATAGCTCCCATTCCACGGCTTGCCATCATGTCAGCACTTCCCGCCGTAGTTCATCTTGACCATAGTGCCTTTAGTTTTGCCTTTAGTGGCGCAACCATCAGCACGTTTAGAGGCAGATCCTACAGAACCACCTGAGGCGTATCCTTTTTGACCACGAACAGCATCACGAGGATCTTTTTTCTCGGGAGCATATTCAGTTTTTGTCAAAGATTTTGTATAAGCCGCATCGGTAGCCGCATTCATCTTGCGTTCTGCCATTTCTTCGCGTGCTGCTTTTTCTGCTGGACTCATGTTAACTCCTTAACAGATTTTGCAACGAGTCTTGCCTTTGGTGGCAATACCGTCTGCGCGTTTAGACGCTGAACTCACAGAGCCACCCTTGGCAAATTTACTGCCGGAGAAACTATTATCAGGTTTGCTGGGCATAAAGACCTTTGGCTTTGGTTTCTGCGTAGTTTGTTTTGGGGCAGAGCCGGGAGGTGTGTAGCGAGGCGCTCTCATACCAATGGTGGCATCAATAGAATCTGCGGCTTCTTGTGCTGCTTTATCAGGGGAGTCACCGGCTGTAGGATCTTTTTCCTTACGACGTGTTAAGCCACGTTGTTTGTTTAAGTAGTCACGCAAGGACATGCCTGATTTCTCAAGCTCTTCCTTTGTAACAACTTTGTTTTTGCGTGGCGTAGGAATAGCAGCAGGAGGTGCGCCGCTGTCATCACCTTCAGGCATTGGGCCTGAACCGGGTTCAATCATCATGGAGTTATGCAGATTTTGTTTCATGTTTAAACTCTTTAGCAGGCCATGCCGCCTTTGGTCATTTTTACCATTGTGCCCTTGGTTTTACCCTTAGAAGCAACCCCGTCACGAGCAGATGAAGTCTTAACTCCACCCATCTTAGATGGAGCCATTCCGCCTTTAGCAAGCTTGGTCATGGCTGCGCCTTTGTGCAAGCGGCCTTCGTGTTTATTCACGGCCTTCTGCATCATCTTTTTGTCCATCTTTACATCTTCATGCTTCATGTCGCCACCTTTAGAAAATTTGCGGCCCTTGTCGGCCTGATTAAAGTCTTTTCCCACAGATTGTGGAACGCCTGCTTTCTTGGCAAACGCAGGATTGTGCGCCACTGCCGCCATGAAATTTGCTTGCTTCTTACTTGTGCTCGGCATCATTTCCCCGCTTGAATAAGCTGGTCAATTTTTGCTTCAAGCTTGTTAAAGCGTTGGTCAATGTGGTTCGTAATGCGATCCACTTCTGCTTGAGTAACGTTATCACGGGCAACCTCCTCACGGGTTTTGTTCAACAGGATCGTGACACGAGCCAGTTCCCTGAACTTTTCATTCATCATGTAGCCAAGCAATCCTATCACCAAAGATAGGACTGCTGACCATGCTGTGTTTAGATCTAACAATTCCATGCCCTCAAAGCTTTATTGATGCGTGAATCCGGATCGTTTGCTGTCTTTGCACTCGTTAGCTTCTTTTTCATCCCGCCCATCCTCGCACAGAAAGAGTCGCGCCGAGAGCCGCCTTCGGGCTGGGGAGCCTTCAAGTTCATGCCTTGCGCTTTCGCGGAGGCTCGGCCTTTGGCGTTTAAACCGCCCTTCTCGGACTTGCCTTCTTTCCTCTGCCATGCTGGTGAATTAGCCATAGTACACAATCACAGAAGCACCAGCACCTGTGGTGACTGCCAAGCTAGTTCTAGCCAAAATACCTTCTCCGGGTATTAGGATATGTATTGTTCCAATTGCTGTTGGAGCGGGGAACGAAAATAGCGTAACAGAGCTTGCGGCTCCGTCTTTGACAACAACCGTTCCACCCGTAGCCGCATACGAAATTGTAAGAGCTTTTAACCTATTACGATTTGTGCCGCCAACAACAGTATCCGTTGCCGAAGCCGCTACAAGAAGCGACTTTACGTCTGTTTGCATCATAATCAATCTCCTTTAAAAACGGGGCCGAAGCCCCTTGAGTTGATTAGGAATCTGCGAATGGTGTAGCAACAGTGCCGGAACCAATAACATTCCCACTCACCATGTACTTGTCAGCAGCAATTGCCACAATTTGAACCCATGTTCCAGCAACACCGCCGGTAGTTGTACCGTTCAAGTTGATGAAGTCATTGGAAGAACCATTAGCAGAGAAGGCAACCACAGCGCCAGATGAGTCTGAATCAATAGAGATCACAGCGCCAACATACAAATCGCTAGAACCAGAAGTTGTACCAATCTTCAACGAGCTTGTAGAGATGGTAGTAGGAACCCAGATCGTGTAAACAACACCTTCGTTGTTGACTGTGCTTGGGTCTTGGCCGGGGCCAGAAGTTGTAGAGTTAGTTGAAACATTGATCGCAGGTAATGTCAATGTTAGTGCGGCGGCTAAAGAACCACCAACAGCGATGATGCGACCACCATGAGATTCGGGGCTTAATGTAGTGCTGGTTGTGATGTCAACAACAGACGCTGGGCCTTGCTGATAAATGCCGCCCAATGAACGAACTGGGCCTTGAAACGTAGTACGTGCCATGATGTATTCCTTACATACAAGTTAGGTGTATCAATCAGTATGTTGTCTGCCGGGACAGTTTGATACACCGGAAAGCCCGGATTGGAAATAATATACAACAAAAGAAAAGGGGGCACAAGCCCCCTTCTCTAAATATTTCCTAAGAAATATTACGCGCCGGGTGATCCAAAGATACCCAATGGATCTGACACGCCGAAGCTGTAACGCTCACGGGCTTTGTAACGAACGTTACCTGTGTCAAAGTCACCGTCCATGCCAGTAGACATAGGGGTGCGGATGAAGTGCTTCAAACCATTAGGCACATCAGTCAACAGGAACCAAGCATTGGTGTCTGTCAAGTAGTGGTTAATGCAGTAGCCTTCAGGGATAGAACCATTGTTCTTCAAAGCGTTGATGTCATTGTCGGCTGTAGAAACACGGAGTTCGGTTTCAAGCAAACGAGTAGCAACGAATTGCAGAGCAGGTGGAATCACCAACTTCTTAGGCTTAGCGGCGATCAACAAGCTACGCTCATCTGTCCAAGCAGCGATTTGAATAACGGCATTCTCAAGAGAAGTCTCGTTCAAATCGGAAGGAGTAGATGGAGTGTTACTGTTGGTACCACCAGAAACCAATGGGTGAGCAGTGTTACACAAAGTAACGCCGTCGCCGTATGTTGGGCCACCTGTGAAGGCGTTGTTCAACACAAAAGCGGCTTTAACCTGCTTGGTGTAAGCCATACCACGAGCCAAAGCTTTGGTGTAGCGTGAAGACAAGCTGTCATACAAGTTATCTTCAACGGCTTCCTCTGTGATGGCAAAGCCCATCGCAATGGTTTCGTGAGTGTAACGTGCAGTAAATGCTTCTTGTGCATTGTCATAAGCGATGGATGAACCCTCGTTTTTGACTGGTGCGGCGGCAAAGCCAGACAGTTTTGTCTCTTCTTCAAAAGAACGCTCAGAAGATTCGGTTTCATAAATTTCTTTATGTTCCTCACCATATTTAGCGTACTCCAGACCAAACAAAGCGTTCAAGCCGGGAAGAAGTTCTTTAAGTAGTTGTGCGCGTGAAATTGCCATGATTTACTCCTTACAGGCCAACGTTGTTTAAGAACGAATGGGCACTGGGGTTGAATTTAACCAACACATCAGTAAACGCATCGCCGGGAGTGGAAGCAAAGCCCACAATACGAAAGGCCGCCGCAGTTGTTTGCACGGTAGACTCCAAAGCGCTGGTTGAGTTACCAGTCTGGGTTGAACCAGTGCTAGTGCTCTGTACAGCGGCAAAGAAGGTATTAGTGCCCAAAACTGATTGAGCGCCAGAACCATCTAGCTGAGCTTGGAAAGTAACAAACGGGTCAGTGATTACGTATGCAGTCACCACGCCGGTTGTGCCGGAGGGATAGTACTGACCGTAAATCTGTTGACCTTGTGCGTTGATATAGGATGCGCCGACGAAAACGCCGATTGCACCTACGCCAGAACCACCAAGGTTATTGGTAGTGATGTCTGCGCCAGTAGCGGTAGACAGAGCAATATAACCGTCAGCGCCGATGATAACAACTTGTCCATAGAACAAATTAGTACCTTCGCCAGCAGGGTCGATTAAGAACTGACTCGTAGCGCCAGCATAGGGCATGCCGTCAATACGATTTATGGGACGTAGCCCATAGGGTGCAGCAGTTAGTGCCATTTAAGACTCCAAAAAAATTTAAGTACCTTTTCCGAAAGTGACCGTGGACTTACGTTCTTTGAACATAGGCATCCGTGGATCATTTTCGCGCATATAAGTATTGTCAACTGATTGCATCTGAGCTTCCGATTGTTGTCGGTAGTAATCATTCCGCTGTTCAGTAAACTCTACTGGGGTTTTGCAAAGTAATAAACCACCGACTTCAACGCTATCTGGAAACTGTGCATTGCTGCTAGATCCAAACAAACGGATTTCAGGATGGTCAGAAGCCTTTACAGGTTCCCAGCCTTCACGCAGTTTTGAAGAAACGTTAGTAGCGTCTAACTTATTCAAGGTGCTTGTACGGATCCAACGAAAAGCATAGCCCGGCTCTGGATGAGGATCGGGCAAAAGCTGGGGCGGCATCCAACGTTTTGGACGAGCAACAGCCTCACGGCTTTCAGTATCACGCTTAGCACGAGTTTGAGTTTCAGACATATCATTAACCTTTTCTTAATTCTGCAATTTTTTGAGCCATCAGTTCGTGGGATACACCGAACTTCTTAGCCATCGTTACCTGAAATGGAGTGAGCCGGATCTTGGAAGATGAGGTGCTCCGTGTCGCAGGTGCGACGACATTCGATTTTTGACGAGGAGCGGAACTCGTTTGAGTTTCCGATTCGTTGTTATCCAGATCGAAGTTCTCTGGAAACACTTGGCGAATACGCGAATTAAGTCGCGTGTAATATTCGTCGGAGTTAGGGTCAATGCCATTCTTAATGAGCTTAGTATGCAAGCCCAGAGCAAAGCTGGTCATCTCATCATCGCTACCGAACCAAGAATTCTCGCTTTGCCATCTAGCAGCTTTAGGGTCTGCTTGCGGTTGACGAGGGACTTCCCTAGGTGCGATTTTTACTTCATTTTCTTCTTTTTGTAAAGCGGGTCTGAAATTATTTACTCGCTCCATTTTAATTTTGGCAGAAGTTAATAACTCCTGAGCCTCAACTAAAGCGTCAGAATCACCTGATTCATAAGCATTTTTATAGCGTCGTTTGGCTTCGTCCACCTCATTAGAGACTACTTTTTTAGCCTGCTCTAATAATGCTGACTGCCCCTCTGATAATGAACCTTTGAGCTTTTTATTCTCTTCGGCCACTGATTGGGCAAAGGCAATAGCCTCTTCCCGCTCGCGAGCAGCTTCCTCAGCACGACGACGTTCGCTGTGAAAACCAGACTGTAGGTCAGCTATACGCTTCTTAACCTTTTCGTCATACTTTTCAATCTCATCATCGTCATTAGAAACTGTTGTTTTTTTGGCTGGCGCAGAGGTTTGAATCTCTACATCTACCCCGCCATCATCTTCAACAGCAGGTTTCTTTTCTTCATCAGGAAAAGTAAACTCTTCTTTATTAAAATTTTCCATAGACTACTCCTTAATAGTTAGGTCGCTGAATTCCACGGGGATCCTGAACAACCGCTTCAACGCTGTCGTCATTGATAAGTCGCCACTCGGTACCGTGTATTTTCATTCGCGTCCCAGTATTAGGTCGCGTAATGATGAAGTCTCCAACTTTGCATGAAGCCCCTGAAGGAAATCGCTTTTCGTCTTTGAAAGCGTCTGGGCCAATCTTGGCCACAAACAAGACGGGAGAAAGCAATTCTTCATGGTGCATTGCCGTGGTGGACTTTAAAATGCCAGTTTCGCTATATTCATCTTCTGCTTTTGGAAGCATGCACAGAAGGTGATAAGTAGCGGGATCGGGCACTTGTCGTGCTTTTTCCTCTGGGTCTTTGTTAAGAAGACCAGATAGATCAACAGTGCAAACAACAAAAAGTGCGAAAGCTGCGAGGAGCGGCCAGTTTGCAATTACATGAGAGTGTGGAGTAAGTCCGCTAAATTTGATCCTATAACTTTTAAACCATTAGAGGTGCATCATGGAACTGAAAATATTTGATGTTATTAATCAAAAGATTAATGAACGTGTACAAGATTTGACTGGATCTTTATGTGACGGCGTGGCTAAAGACTACGCTGATTACAAAAGTATGTGCGGAGTAATCAAGGGTCTACGAACCGCGCAGTATGAGTTGAATGACCTTTTAAGAAAAATTAAGGATGATGACGATGAGTGAATTTGATGTGTCTGCTGTTGATCTATCTGGCCTTCTAAACAAAGACCCAGAGGAAAAAGCACGACAAGTGCCCGATCCCGCTACTTACCATATTCTTTGTATGCTTCCCAAAGCTGAAGAGGAATTTAGCGAAACTGGCATTTTAAAATCAACCACGGCTATGCTTCACGAAGAATTGCTTTCTCCCGTCTTGTTTGTGGCCAAGATTGGCCCAGACGCTTTTAAAGACGAAAAGCGATTTCCTTCAGGCGCTTCATGCAAAGTGGGAGACTTCATCATTACGCGACCTAATACTGGGACGCGAATGAAAATACACGGTACCGAGTGGCGACTGATTAACGACGATAGCGTCGAAGCAGTGGTTCAGGATCCCCGTGGAATTCAGCGACCTAACTATTAAGGGGTAGTCTATGGAAAATTTTAATAAAGAAGAATTTGCATTTCCCGACGAAGTTGACAAAAAAACAACAGTTCAGGAAGATGACGGCGGGGTAGATGTAGAGATTCAAGTCTCTAATAAAAAAGAATCTGCACCCGATAAAGATGATGATGAACTTGAAAGATACGACGAAAAAGTAAAGAAGCGTATTTCTGATTTGCAGTCAGGCTTTCACAGTGAACGTCGCCGTGCTGAAGAAGCTAGCCGTGAGCGGGAAGAGGCTATTGCTTTTGCCCAATCTGTGGCCGAAGAGAATAAAAAACTCAAAGGTTCATTATCTGAGGGGCAGTCAGCATTATTAGAGCAGGCTAAAAAAGTAGTCTCTAATGAGGTTGACGAAGCCAAACGACGCTATAAAAGTGCCTATGAATCAGGTGATTCTGATGCTTTAGTTGAGGCTCAGGAGCTATTAACTTCTGCCAAAATTAAAATGGAGCGAGTAAATAATTTTCGACCTGCTTTACAAAAGCAAGAAAATGAAGTAAAAATCGCACCTAGGGAAGTCCCTCGTCAACCG